GGCGGCATGCTGGCGCTCCCGCTCGGTCCGCTCCTCCTCGGTCAGCTCGGCGGCCGGCTTGGGCCGGTCCTGGCCGGGCATCGCCACCGGCGGCGGCGCCTGGGCATTCATCGACAGCCCGCACGTCGAGCAGTACCGGGCGTCCGGCTCGTTCTCGTGGCTCAGCGCGCACCGGAACGGGTCACGGACCCTGTGACCCGGACCCGGGCCGATGTTCGCCGGCTCCTCCCAGGGAGCCAGCTGCCGCGAGGCGGCCACGATGTCGACGACCTGCTGCTTACCGGACAGTCCTGCCATGCCGGGGCAATCGTCCCCCGGACGCGATTCAGGGACCCGTACCGTGTTCCCCTTTGACTAGGACACGGGCCGGGTCCCTGAATCACTCTGATCCTCACCGTCAGCCTACCCGCCGGACCCGGACACGCCGGAAGCCCCGCCGACGGGACGGGGCTTCCGGTTACCTTTGACCGAGCAGCTGAAGCGCGCTCGGCATCAGGCTACTGCTTCCAGGCCAGCAGCGCCTGCGCCGCACCCTGGGCACTCGCCAGGTACCGGAACACCTTGTCCGGCCCTACCGCGTCCACGTTGCCGAGGACCCGGCGGTTGCACCGCTGGCAGCACAGCCCCCGGATGCACTTCCCGCACAGCGGGTGCTGCGGGGTCGGGTCGAAACCGCAGCAGGAGTGGTCGTGGTCGATGACCAGTCGGCGGGTTGAGCCGTCGTGGCAGGTGATGGCCTCGAACTCCAGGCACAGCCAGCACCGCCCGCCATGCACCGCCTCCATAGCCCGGTACTGCTCGACCGTGATGCCGAACGCCGAGCACCGGTAGGCCAGGCTGTACTCGCGCCGGGGCGGCTTCCCGCTCGCATGCGCGGCCTGGCAGCTCCGGCACCAGGATGAGTGCCCGCGGGCTCCGTTCCCCTTGTTGAACTCTGACCAGTCCTTGAAGGCGTGCCCGCAGTTCCCCTCGCCCTCATAAGCGCACTCCCGGCCCGAGTCGTCCTGACGCCACTTCGGCCCTTTCGGGATGTACTTGACCAGCGGCGGGAGACCCTTCTGGCCGGTGCCCAGGCGAGGCGGGGCTGCCAGGTTCCGCTCGTGCATGCGCCGCGAGGCAGTTGCCCGGCTCAGGCAGCCGCAGGACTTGACAGCCCCGGAGGTCAGCGCAGACAGCTGCACCCACTTCTCCACCGGGTCCTCCGGGTGGCCGGTGCAGCGGACCCTGGCAGCACGCTTCCCCTGGAAGTGGCCCACTTCCAGGACCACGAGCAGGTCGAACTGCTGGTCAATCGCGACTTCTACCGTAGGCTTGCGTCCCATATGCTAAGTCTAAGTCACGGAAGGACACAAAGCAAAGGGGACCCGGCGCTAACCGGGTCCCCTGAATGCTCAGTCCTGCTACTGCTTCCAGCTCGGGTTGAGCCCGGTGTAGTACGAGCCCAGGTTTCCGCTGGTAGGCGTGGTGTTGGAGGCGATGATGCCGGAGGCTACCATCATTTGCTCAGGCCTGGTAACGATCGGCAGCAGGTGCCATTCGAGCAAGTACTGACGTGCAGACGGGTCCTTCTCCTTCCAGGTCTTCGCGAACTTGCCCGTGAAGCCGCTCGGAGCCTCGTCGTCCGCGGTCGGGCCGATCAGCAGCTCCATCGGCCTTTGATCCGAGTAATTGCCCATGTAGAGCACGCCGTCGGGCACGAAGAAGGTCAGGTTCCCGGCGTCGGACTCATAGACCTGCTCGACCGTGTTCCAGACCAGGCCCATGAAGCCGCTCATCATGCCCGAGGAGTAGAACTCGTCCTTCATCCGGTCCGACAGCATGGTGGCCGGGATGTTGACGGTGGCGCCGGAGGTGGCCTGGGTCCAGGCCTCCATCAGGGCGGCCATCGTCACCGAGGTGGCGAAGACCTCCTTGGCCGGGACGCGGCCGTGCACCTGGATGATCCGCTTCCAGGACCGGACGTCCTCCAGGATGGAGGCCGGGTTGGCGTAGCTCGGGGTGCCGCCGGCTCCCAGGTTGGTGTTGGCCGCGCCCAGGTCGGTGGGGTTGCCCGAGGAGCCGGGCAGGGTCAGGCCCGCGTTGACCAGCCACGGGTTGGCCGGCGCGACGAAGTGGGAGGCCGGGAACTTGTAGTTCACCTGCGCCTGGACATCCGCGTAGTTGTACGTGATGCCGCCGCCCATGGCCTGCCAGGCGCTCCACTCGGCGAAGTTGTCGAAGCGCCCATTCAGGTCGTTGATCTCCCTGAGCACGGCCTGTTCCGCGTTGATGCGCGCGATCTCGCCGGGCGTCCTCAGCCAGTGCAGGGTAGTAGGTTCGAAAACTTTTTTCTCCCTCAAGTAGATGAAGGAGGCGCTTTCCTGGGACCTGCCCAGGCGGGCGATGATGTGCGCTTCGGAATTGGGAACGTTCGGCTTAGCGACCGCGCGGGAGCCCTTGATGACGTCCCAGGTCGCCGACGGGAACGGCCACGGCGTCTGGTCGAGCCGGTTCAGCATCACGTGGGTCTGCGGGGTAACGAACTTCTCGACCACTCCGCGCAGCACGACCGGCTCTAGGAGGCTGATGTCAGGCATATTCCGAAAACTTCCTCTGCTCGACCTGGCTGACTGTCAGCGACTCGATCACGAGCCCGGCCTGCGCCGCCCGTTATCTCGGGCCACCTGGCTGGCCTGGCCGCCTGCCTTCGGCGGTTACCGGGTCCTATCGACCGGCGCATGACAGAGCCCCCGCCAGTGCGTCTCGCCTGCGCCCTGGCGGGGGCTCTGCTACCTTGCGGCAGCTTTCAGAACATGAAGGCGTTGGTCCCGGTCGGGCCCGCGCCGCCGGAGGCGGTAAGCGGGTTGCCGTCCATCGGGCCGCCCGGCCACTGCGGGCTGCTGCCGACCGGCCCGCCGAACGGGACGATCCGCGCGCCCAGGGTGGCCACCGCCTGGCCCGCGGCGGAGCCGAGCCCGTTGGTGTTGGGGATCAGCGAGGTGGTGTCCGCGCCGGAGACCACGTTGGCGTTCAAGATCCCCCTGATGACCATGTTGCCGAGCGCGTCCCCGGCCACCTTGCCGGCCGGGCTGGCCGGGGGCACGAAGGTCCCGCCGGCCAGGGTGATGGCGTCCGGGTTGACCCCGTTGGTGTTGGCGTTGTAGGCCGCCAGGCTGGCCGCTCCCGGCCCGCCGGTGTCCCGGGCGTCGCGCAGCACCCCGAGCGCCACCGCGCGCCCGTCCGAGGCGCTCGGGGCGTAGGCGAAGTACTTGCCGGACGCGGTGTGCCGGGCGATGATGCACCCGGTGGGCAGGATGCCCTGGCCCGCGGCCAGGGTGACGCCGCGCTGGGTGAACCCGGCATAGGACAGCAGCAGTTCGGCGACGGCCGGCGCGTGGAACTCATCACCGAACTCCTGGCCGTACCCGTGCGTGGGCTTGACGTAGCCGGGCGGGTAGTCAAACTCCACGCTGTCGTTAGCGGGCATCGCTGCTGCTCCTCGCTCTGCCTGGGCTGGTTACTGACGCGTCTTGGTGCCGTTGGCCGAGAAGAACTGGCCGTGCTCGGCGGTGAGGCGGGCCACCTCGCCGTCGATGTCCTGCTCCTGGCGCTGCTCGCCGTCGTTGGCCGGGACGCCTTCCTGGGCGGCGAGCTTCACGTAGGGCTTGTCCTCGGGGGCGAGGATGGCCTCCAGGCCCTTGCGGTTGGACAGCGCCATCTCGATGGCGGTGGCCTTGGTCTTGGGCAGCAGGCGGCCGGCCCCGATGTAGCCGTCCACCTCGGCCGTGGCGGCGGCCAGCTTCAGCTCGTCCACCGAGTCCCGCAGGCCCTTGTTGTCGGCGGCCAGCTCGACCACCGCGGCGGAGACATCGGTCAGCTTCAGCTCGCCGTCCTCGCCGGCGGCCAGCTTCACGCCCGCGCCCTTCAGCGCCTCGACGACCGCGGCGGACAGCGCGGCGGTGTCGGGAGCTGGCGGCTGCTGCGCAGCGGCCTGCAGGGCCTCCACGTCGATGCCGTGGTCCTTCTTCAGCTGCTCCAGCAGCTGCTCCCTGGTAGGCGGCACCTCGGTCTCCTCCGGCGGCGTGAGTACGACGACTTCGCCGGTCTTATCGGCCGACGCCGCGATGACCTCCTTGTAACCCTCCAGGTTGACGACGTACGGCCGGTTGGTCACGGCCACGTGCAGCAGCGTGGGCCCGGCCTTCTTGCCGGTCGAGGAGTCGGTGTAGTTGGTGCTCAGGAAGGCGGAGGCACCCAGGTAGGTCTTGCCGAACTTGTCCGCGTCCTGGCGCGCGTCGAGCAGCGCGTAGACCTTGCCGTCCCGCTGCCTGATCCCGACGACCTCGCCCAGGTTGGCAGCCGGGCCCTCGACGTGCTCGTTGGAGTCGTTCGCCAGCGGCAGCTGCACGATGTCGCAGACGCCTTTGGCGAAGTTGTCCTGCATCGTCGCCACGAACGCGTCGTCCACGTTGATGACGTCGCCGGTCTTGGGGTGGATCAGCGGCCCGAGGTTCAGGATGTGCTTCTCGAACAGCTTCCCGGTGACCCGGCGCTGCCGGGCCAGCGCCGCCGGCACCTCGTCGACCGCGGAGAAGGTCGCGGACCCCGCCGGGGCCGGGATGATAAAGCGCTCGTCGCCCATGCTCTGGGCAATCGGATGCCCCGCCGGCCGGCAGCAGTGTGACCGGCTGAAGCCGACGAGGCCAGCCCTAGCCTAGCGCGGCAGGCTACTCCCCCGCGTCCAGGTGCTCGGAGGTATCCGCCTTGTCCGGGGCGCTCTTCACCGGCCCGGCCTGGGCCGGGGCCCCGGCGCTCACCCGCCCGGCGATGTCCCGCAGGCCGGCCGCGTAGGCGGGCGCCGTGGCCTGGCACAGCCGGGCCGCTGCCCGCAGCTCCGCCTCCCCCGTCTCGTAGTCCTCGGCAGCCAGCGCGGCCTCGGCCCGGTGCACGGCCTGCTGCGCGTCGCTCAGGCCCTTGTCCTGGAACCGCCGGGCGGTGTCCGCCAGGTCAGCGAAGACGGTATCCGGGCGCGCGTCCTCCGCGGCCGACCGCCACTGCCCGGGGCCCTTGAACTTCTGGGTCTTCGCGTCCATGCTTCCTCCTGACTGAAGTCAAGTATACCCGGACAGCAAGCACCCCGCACAGGGCATTCCCGTACGGGGTGCTGGCCGGGCGGGCTCAGGAGTGATAGAACACGACGGCGCTGACCGAGGCGTGAGCAGCTGGCGCGGGGGCGACGGCGGCTCCGATTCCCAGGCCCAGCCCGATGGCGATGGTGGTGGCGGCGATCTTGCGGCGCATAAGCGCTCCCCTTCCGTGACGGACAGTACTGTGACCGTAACATACAGCCCCGGCACGGTACCTGGCCTGCAGCTGCGGCGCATACCTGGTACTACGCCTCAGCTCACTGGCCCGCTATGTGCGGCGGCCAGTAGCCGTTGCCGTCACTGAACCGGTACGCACCGCCGATATTGTGCGTGTAGGCGCCGATCTCCTCGGCCTGCTGCTGGCTGTCCACCACCAGCACCGGGTCGAAGTCGATCCGGTGATGCTCGTCGTCGCGGAAGACGCCCAGGTGGAAATTCTGGCCCTCCAGCAGCGACCCGAACCGCTCCAGCGCCAGGTCCATGGCCCGGTTGAACTCGGCCTCGGTCGCGTTCTCCGGGATGGAGATGGTGTGCACGCCCGGCGGCTTGACCGAGACGGCGAACTTGTCCGCCCCGTCCGGCACCAGCTCGCCGGTGTGGGCGTCGATGGTCACCCCGCCCCAGGAGTCCTGCACCGCCTGCCAGGCCTGGTCGCGCAGCGCCTGCCAGTTGGAGGTGAGGCCGGTGATCGGGGAGCGGTTGTCCTCGTAGGAGTTGAGCAGGTCCCGGCCCCGGCTGGCCACCTGGTGGAACTCCGCCGCGGTGACCGGCCGGGAATTGCCGCGGGCCTCCGCCGCGGTGATGGGAGTAGGCGGCAGCGCCGTGGTGCCCAGCTCGGTCCGCAGCCCGTGCTCCCTGGCATAGGCCTGCCACTGCGCCCAGTGATTGCGCATCGCGGTGATCAGGCCGGTGTTCTTGCCCTTGACCCCGGCCTTGGCGGCGGCCACGGTGGCCTCGTCGTTAACCCGCTGCTGCCGCAGCCAGGTGATGGCCTGCACCTGGTGCGGCGCGATCTCCTCCCCGTCCCGCTCGGAGATCATCTTGGCGGCCTCGCGGTACATGTCCGCGACGTGGCCGTAGAACGGCTCCTTGGCGATCGGGCTGGCGAACTCGCCCTTGCCCTCGGTGTCCTCCTTCTTCAGCGTCCGGCCGGCGGCCACCGACAGGGCGTGCCTGTCCACCACCACCTGCCCCAGGGTGTCCTCGGGGTGGTCATGGCCGAGCGCCAGCAGCCGGCCGAACGCGTTGGTCTTCGGCGCCTGCAGCACGTCGTCCGGGTGCTCGCCGTCCAGGATGCGCTGGGCGCTGCGCTGGGCCGAGCCCATGATGACGCCCTCGCCCGGCCCGAGCGCGCGGCCGGTGTGCAGCGACCGGGCCGCGTTGTAGATGTTCAGCGGCCAGCCGGTGCGCGGGGAGTAGGCGGACAGCACCGCCGCTCCCTTGGCCGCGTCCCCGCCGCCCAGCGCCCAGGCCAGCCGGTAGCCGTCCTCGTACCAGCGGCCGCCCTGCTCCTTCTCCGCCGGCGTGGTGTCGTCGTAGGCCTTGACGATGTTCTCGGGACTCATCTGGTTGCGCTTGAAGAACGGATGATCGGCCGGGTTCTTGTAGGTGCCCCGCTCGCGCAGGTGCCGGGACGGGTCCGGCCGCTCGTAGCCGTGCTCATGCTCACTCGCCGTGCGCGCGGTGTCCTGGGCCTCCCGGGCAGCGCTCTGGGCCTTGCCGCGGGCCCAGTTCGCCTTGCCCTTCTCCAGCCAGGCCTTCTCCCCGGCGGTGATCCACTCCTGCTGGCCCTTCTCCCAGTCCGGGTGCGGAATCCACCAGTTCCTCGGGGCGTCCCACCACTCGCGAGCCGGCGGTGTAGGCGCGGCAGGCTTCTCCCCGGGCTTGAGGCCGGCCTGGTACTGGCTCACGACCTCGGGACGGCCGGTGCGCGGGTCGGTCCGCTGGTACTGGCGCACGTTACGCGTGTCAGCCAGGGCGAACACCACCGCCTCGTCTACGAACTGCCTGCGCACCGTCCAGCCGTCCACGGCCAGGTAATCGGGCCGTGAGGCTACCCGGCCGTCATAGATCTGGTTTCGGGTAAGGGACTACCGGGCGGAGCAGCGCTCTCGCTGCTCTCCGGTCCCTGGGCAGCACGTAAACGTGTTTCGGCTGTTCCTTCACCAGGACAAGACCCAGCAAGTCAGCAGCTTCGGCCTCTGAGCGGATTTCCGGGCGAGCGGCGTAATAGTCCCACGGACGCCTCTTATTGACGTAATTTCCTGCGCTGTCTACATAGTGGTAATGGCAATTTCCGGTGCCGGGGCCGAGGTATAGCCAGTTGGCTGCCTGATAGCATCCTCCGTGGTGCCCCGCATCTGGCGCGGAGTACGCCACCAGCAGCCTGATCTGACGGGGCAGCTGCCGGATGCAACGTGACAGGAACCACGACTCGGTATTGAAACCCGTGTCGTCATCAGCATAAAGACGCGTCAGCTCGGCTGTATTTTCCTCGTTCCCGCCCGCCCATAGCGAAGGAGCGACTAGGCGACCGGAAGGACGCCCGAAGATGGCCGCCCCGCGAAGCGAGCCATCCTGGTCGAACAGCCCGAAGCACAAGGCTGACACCTTCCCGCCCGACTGGGTGTAGTGACCGGCGCGCATGATGCCGGCAGCAACCGGGAACCGGACTGGCCGGACCTCATGACTTCTGGGGTCGAACACCTTCGCCGGGTCCGCCCATGCTGCTGCCCGCCCATGCTCCTTCGAGGGAGCTTCTGCCAACGTCATACATACAACTACGGTTAACCGGGCTACTACGGCCTCCTCGGCTCCGGGCTCATGCTGGGCCAGGCCCTCCACCCGGGCCAGCACCGCCGCCGGGCCCGCCAGGGCCGGGCCGGACAGCACCAGCCCGCCGGCCGCCAGGGCCGGCATGTTCATCGGCCCGAACACGAAGTCCGCGTGCGGGTGCACGCGGGCGTACTCCATCAGCAAGAGCAGAGCCAGCGCATAAGCCGCCGGCTCAGTGGTGAAGTAGCGCAGGGTATCCGGGCCCGCCGGATTCCCCGGCAGGTCAGCGTCCAAGGCCTACCGCCCTTCTGCCAGCCCTCGCATCGCCTGATCCATCCCGTGCACCGCCGCGCGCAGCAGGGCTAGCCCCGCCCGGTACTCGTCCTCCGGCATCGCGCGGACGTCTGACGCGGCCAGGAAGCCGCCGACTTGGGGAGCAGGAGGCTCGCCGGCGGTACCCGTTTCATCCTGGCCGCCTCCCGATGGTACGGCCGCGCCGCCCGGATTGCGGACGATCTGCAGCCAGCACTCGCAGTACGGGTGCAGGACCGGCCCCTGCAGGTCGCCATGGTACAGCCGGGGCGGCTGGGTGTATATGATCGGCGCGCCGACCGGGAGATTGTACTTCGCGGACCCGGCTTCGGTAGCCACCCGGCGCGCGGAGGCGCCCGGCAGCGCCGCCGGGCCGCCCAGGTACGGGGCGAAGGACTCGCCCACCCCGATGGTCACCCCGTCGAGGCGGCGGCACCACAGGCACGACGCCGAGGCCGGGTTCCGGTGCCACCGCTTGCGCGCCATCTCCCCGGCCGCAGAATGCAGCGTCGCGGTCTCGATGGCCGCGGCGGTCCGGCCGAGCCCCTGCGCCGCGGACAGCGCCATACGGGCCCGCTGGGAGGCCTGGCGGCCCCATCCGGTCACCGCGGCCGCCACCGCCTCAGCGCGCCGCTCAGCGGCGTCCCGGCCGGGGTTGGAGCCCGGCGCGTCAGCCCCCTGGATGAACCCGCGCGGCGGCACCGAGGCATGCGCGGCGCTGATCCGGTCCCGCAGCTGGTCCAGGGCACCGAAGATCCGGTCCGCGTCACCCTGCAGCCGGGCATAGCCCAGGTCCTCCGGGTCCGCCCCGGTGCCCAGCCAGCCCTGCTCGATGTAGGCCATGGCCGCCTCGTGCCCCTCGCTCAGCGCTTCGCGCAGCGTCGCGGTCACGTCCGGCCGCGCCAGCAGCGCGGCGGCGCTGCCGCGCGGGTTCGCCCGGGTGATCAGGGCCAGGTACGCCGCCGCGTTCGCCAGGGGCGAGGTCACGGCCGCAGCGAGCCCGCGGCCCAGCTGGGAATCCGCCATGCCTGGTCGCTGCCCTCCGGGCTATAAGTCGAATCTAGCTACTCCGGGCTGATATCTCCGGTGAACCGGGTTCTGCGATCCATGTCCTCCCCGTAGGTGAGCACCAGGTAGGGGTCATTACCTGGCCCGTGGGCAGGCGGGAAAACCGGCTTGCCGCCGATCCGGAAGTGCTCCATGCACTCGTGCTTCTCCACCAGCAGCAGGCACTCGAACAGCCAGTTGACCCAGCTGCGCTCGTTGTAGGCAGCCGGCGGGACGGGGAAGTAGTGATGCACCCGGTAATTAGCGCCGCGCTCGGGGTGATAGCTGTCATGGCCCATCGTGATGACGTCCAGGGTCAGGCCGCGGGAGCCCTGGCCGCGGTCCAGCTCCTCCAGGATCAGCTTCCAGCCCGGCCGGTAACTTGCGCTTCGGACGAGGCCTTCCAGCACCTTGGGGTACGGGGCTGACTGGATTAGCTGACGGCCCGAGGCCGGCGGTCGGTGCTCCACCCCCGGCTGATCGTCCCGGCGGCGGGCCGGTGACCGGATCGGTGAAGTGCCGGTAGGCGTGCCCGGAGATCGAGTCGCCCGGCATGGCCACCAGGTGCCAGCCGAGCTGCGGGTGCACCGCCCCGGCCCCCCGGCGCGGGCGGGGCACCGGCTGCGGGACCGGGGCGGGCTGAGCAGGGCTGGTAGCCGCTGCCTGCATGGTACCGCCGGCCTGCTGAGCCAGCGCGAGCAGGCGGGCGGCCGCGATCTCGTCCACCAGGTCGCTGGCCAGCCGCATCAGGTCATCGCCGGCGCTCACGATCCGCGCCCCTGCAACCCGGGAGCGCCGGGCCCGCGGCCGCCGCCCAGGCCGGGCCCGCCGGCAGGCTTCGGCGGCCCGTCACTGCCCGGCGGGCCGAACCCGGCGGGCGGGAACGGGGCCGGCGGCGGAGGCTGCGGAGGCTGGCCCGCGGCCCCGCCCGCCCCGGCGGCGCCGGGCTGGGGCTGCATCGCCATCGCCTGGGTCTGGGCCGCCATCTGCTGCTGCATCAGCCGCTGCTGCTTCTCCCGCTGGGCCTTGATCTTGTCGTAGTCGATGGCGAAACCGAAGTCCTGGGCCAGCCGCTCCTCCAGCTCCAGCATGAACTCGGGCGTGACGTTCGCCTGCTGCCCGGCGGCGGCCAGCTTGTCGAACGTGTCCTGGATGGCGGCCTTGGCCTCCTCGGTCAGCGGGCCCCACTTGAACTCGGGGTACTTCTCAGAGCCGAAATTCCAGTCCACGAACCGCGGGAAGATATGCGTGTTGATGATCTCCGCCATTTCCTCCAGGATGCCTTCCAGCATCAGGAAGAACGTGACGTCATCCTGCTTCCCGAAATCAACCAGCGTGGAGTCGCCTCCGCCGCCGCCCTGCGAGTCATCGAACCACTGCGCGAGCACCGACTTGGACATCTGCGAATTGTGGTGGTTGATCAGGCCGAGGAAGTCGAAGCGGCTCGCCGACTCGTTCAGCGTCTCGACCGTCCAGTCCGCGGTGGGCAGCGCGATCCACTGCGCCAGGCCCAGCTGACTCAGCGCCTTGATGAAGTTGTTCTTGTCCTCGGCCGGGGCGTGCGGCACCATGGTGCCGACCCGCAGGCCGCAGGCCGCCCGCTGCGCCGCCAGGTGGGCGATGTAGTAGAGCTTCTCCTTCTTGTCGTAGTGGTAGAAGGCCGACTCGAACATGGACACGCCGTAAAAAGGCCTTTCGGCCTCTTCGTGCGCGTAATAGAGCGCGGTTTCCCGGGGGATCTTGACGTCAATCGTCCGGCCCTGGAAAAAGGTCCGCTGCCGGAAGCCGTTAAACTCGCCCTGCCCGTCGAGCAGGAACGTCAGCGTCTCAGCCGGGCGCCAGTCCATCTTCCGCAGGGTGATCTTGCCCTTATTCGGCCCCTTG